GGTCGGGAAACTCGCGTCGCATAAACCCCGCGCAAAAGATTCCTTTGCCCTTCGGGCCCCGACATGTCCCGACGACCCGCCCGACCGTCCTTCAGGAATCCGACAAAATGCAGACCTGAAGAACGTCCTTTCGCGTTTTTCTCGGATTCAATGCTTTCTGGATTATCTCAAGAGTAGGTTCACAGGTCTGAAAGGACTGCATATGTATTCATTCTAAGGGGATTGCGGGCCAGGATCTTGCGAACCTCCATCGAACCTTTGCACACCTTGGCCCCCCCCATGCGCATCATGCGCCGACCGCTCGGCGCGTCGATTTGCCGCTTCGATCCGCAAAACCGCACACCTGTCAGACGTCCGCGAACCTCTCACCACACCGAGGGAACGGGAGGTCTGCAGGCAAAAGGAAAGGGCACCCAGATCGCCCTGAGTGCCCCTGCTGCCCGCTACGCGGGAAGTAGCCGTCCCTACTGCCCGCTACGCGGGAAGTAGCCGTCCCTACTGCCCGCTACGCGGGAAGTAGCCGTCCCTACTGCCGCACGCACGAGTAGGTCGCCTGCCGCGCCCCTTCCCGGCTCCCGAACTGGTAGTTCCGGCCCATGCTGTCCACGAACATCAGCCCATTCACCAGCCGCTTCAGCACGCTGCCGAACCTCGTCGCCATCGGCCGGTCGAGGAAGGCCGCAGCCTGTTCCCTCTTGTCTTCGGCCGTTGGATCCCGGCGCACCACATCACCGTCCTCGTCAGTGTGCTCCACCGGCTTCCATCGGCCCTTCCCGGCATCGAGGTCCCGGAAGACGTCATCCCATGTCCCGAGAGCCTCGACGAAGAGCCCGGTCTTCCGCGCAATCGGCACCAGATCCGCCAACTTGATGGCATGCACCTGCCGACCTTCGACCAGCTGATCGAGCGCCCGCCTCGCCAGTTCCCGCGCATCGGCCAGCAGCGGGTTCCCTTGCACATCCGCAGGCTTCTCGGTCGGATCCCCCAGCACCGCATGGATGACGACTTTCGGCACCACCCGGCACCATCCTTCGAAGCTCCCAATCTTCCGCGCCAGCTCCGCCGGACGCAGCTGCTCCATGATCTCCGCATTGCGCACCAGAGCCCACAGCGACGCCAGAATGCGCGCCCGGTTGGCATCATCGGCCAGCCACTCCTCAGTCATGTCGATCGCATCATCAGGCAGCGTCCGCTGATCGTACTGGACTGGTTGGAACAGGTCACACACAAGCGACCTCCGGAAAAGGTCATCGGTGAAGGTCAGCTGGTTCCCCGTCACCAGTGTCACCCCACGCAACGGCACACTGAACCGATCCTTCCCCCCCATCACCCGGCCCGACCACCTCGAGCTGGTGATCCATCCATTCAGCAGGCCACTCTTCAGCAGGCCCGACTGATCATCGAAAAACAGGTACGGCGCGAAGTCCTGCGCCGCTGAGTCCAGCTCCTTCTTGAAGTCCTCCACCCTCTCCCACCAGGCGCTCACGGCCGCCCCGCCGAAAACCGGGATCAGGCACATCTGCGCAAGTCGCGTCTTCCCCGATGCCACTTGGTTCGCGTTCCAGACGAACATCGGAGGCCGCGCCCCCGGCGGCATCATCCCCATGCAGAAAACCGTCAGCATGCCCGAGATGTGGACTGCCCGGCTCCGCTCCGGATCGCCGAATGGGAAATACTTGAGCATCTCAAGGAGGAACGACCGCGCTTCGTCCGCATCCATTTCCTCATCGTAGTCCAGCCCAGCCCGGAGCGTGAAGATGCCAGACTCCGCATCATACCCCGGCTGCAGCAGCACCACCGACCCATCCCCTCGCCGCACCGGGAGCTTTACCGGATTGATCCCATTGATGATCGGAATCTTGCACCGGAACGCATCGCTGGCCAGTATCTCTTCCGCTTTCTGACGGTTCAAGGAGACGAACTTCTTCTCCCCGTGGGACGTCTTCCAGAAGCTCACCCAGTCATCCACCCACGAGACGAACCTCGCGGACTTCATCAGCTGAAACCTCCCCGTCCCCTCATCGACGGTCACCAGTTCCTCACCGGCCCGGTACAGGCCGGAATGCCTCAAATGCTGGGCCAGCGCATGCGCCAGCTCACCGACCCGGTCGCCGAGGTATATCTGAGGGACAGCCTGCTCGATGTCCTTGGGCAGTTCGACCCCCGCGTCGGCCATGTAGCTGCTGAGGTGTTTGACGGCCTCAGCGACCTCCGGAGGGAGCTGTTTCTTGCGGGCATCATGCGGCGGTTGATCGGGACTCTGACTCATGGGGAACTTGGGAAACTCGCAGCACCGGCAGCGACTGGATCGGCGTCCAGTCGGCCAATGGATTCAGGTAAAGGAGCCGCTGCAGCCGCGGCTCCGGAAATGGTTGGTATCCTCCCTCTCGGCCATCCTTGCCGCGCCGGAGGCAGCCCGGCAGGCGCGTCAAACGCACCGCCGAGAATACCCCTTTGTCCGCGCCCATCCTTGTCAGGACAGGCTTGAGGTAGTCCCTCAGCAGATCCCAATTCGCTTTGCTCTGCGCATCGACCCTCACCAGGGCATGCACCGACCGACCGCCCGACGTGTACAGCGCCACGATCCGCAGCGGCATCTGCACCAGCAGATTCAGCCACGCGTCCTCGATGCCTTCCTCGTCGCTTTCGACGACCATGTGCCGCCACGAAGCCACCGAGGCCGCCGACCTCCTTGAAAACTTCTCTCCCGACGGATGCCACTGCCCGTCCACCGGCTGCCCCAGCCACCAGACCCCGCATCGCGCGGAAACGATCGCCCGCGGCGTCTCATCCATGCCGCCGACCTTCCGCGCCGGCTGCCCCTTCCGGTCCCCCAGCTCATACCATCCGCGCCGCTCCACATCCTGCGCACGCCAGTAGATGTACTGCCCCTGCGATCGCTCCGAGGTAAAAACGAGAGCCTTGTCCCCAGTCAGCAGGACCTCATCGAGGAAGCGCCCGGGAGTCAGGCCCACCGGATCCACCAGCGACCGCTGCGCCAACCACCGCGGCCCGATCTTCACCGGCCTCTGCTCGCGCTGCAGCGCTTCCGGATCATACTCCCTCCAGTTCCGCGCATCCTCGATCGATGTGCCAGGGACCGCCGCCACCGCCGCCACGGCCGCCTTCTCGCTCCGCCCCTTGCTGTCGACCCGATCGCCCAGCAGATGCCCGCGAGGATGCTTGTGGGCGCAACTCTGCGCCTGCTTGAGCTTGTGCTCGAGTTCCTTCGTCGACCACCGCGGCTGGCACCGTTCATTGTACTCGAGCAGGAGCGACCACGCAGCCGACCACTCGAGAGCGAAGCCGTGGATGAGCGCGCCGGCCACCTTGAAGGTCGCCGTATGGCCGCCGGAGCCGCTGATGGCAGCATCCATGCGGGCCACGTACTTCCGCGCTCTCTCCACGACGTCGGTCATTTCGTCTTCCCTTTCTCGTCTGTTGCTTCGGCAAACCCATTTTGGATCATCCACCAGGCCACGGAATACCCGTCAGAAGTCCAGCAGTCAGCGAGGCTGCGCCCGAAGCTGTCCGCCTTCTGAGTTTTGATGATGAGGCGGTTTCCAAAGCTCGCCAAATGCAGCGCGAGGAAGCTGCGGGCCTGCTCTCCAGCCGCCTTGCTTGGACCTTTCATTTCAGGGGCGTCTATCCCGAGAATCCTGATGACTTTTTTGCTCCAGATGGAATCACCCCGGTCGACCATGGCCTCAAAGGTGTCGCCGTCGATGACCCGCAGTACTTCAGCGCGGTAGTGGTGGAGTTTTCCAAGCAGGCTCATTGCCGTTTCTCCATCCGCCGCAGTGATGGAGTCTGATCCCTCGCTCATGGCTGCCCTCCCTTCTTCGCTTCCGACTCGATCCCGAGGGCCTCGTAGGCCACCAGATCGACCATGGAATCCCGATGACCCGGAGACGTCTGCAGCCGCGCCCGCTTGACGCATGCCATGAATCGCCAGCCCTGCGTCTCTGTCAGCTCAATGCCAGTCGCCTCCTTGAAAAGCCGCACGATCTCCGGCATCGACCGCTCACGGCCACGCTCCGGATCATACTCCTTTCCTCGAGCCTCGAGCGCCGCCAGTGCATCGCGCAGCAGGCCCTCGGCTGTGACTTCAGATTGCAGCTCAATGAAATGCTTTGCGCACCGCACGGTCATCCCGTCCCCGTCACCGCAGCCGCACGGCTTACTTTCGCCACTATATGGCGGCCCCCAGCACCACTGGTCCGTCTCCTCGCCAGCACTCATTGCGCACCCCCTCTCTTCGCAGCCCGGATGCTCGCCCGGACAGCTTCCCATCGGGCATCCGCGCCACACTTGGCACTGCAGTAGCTGCGCTTCTTCCAGTTGAGCATCGAGACGTCGCTCGTTCGCTCGAGGGTCGCACCGCATCTGGCGCAGACCTTCCATTGGGTTTTCCTCGACTCACTCACTCGGCACCTCCTGCTTCGAATTGCTTCAGACACGAATCACAGAGCATCACATGGTAAACCACACTTCCATTCGTGATGAGTTCTTCGATCTGCTCCTCGGTCAGACGGTTTTGACCATTCATCAGATCCTCCTTCAAAGCTGCGCGGCACTTCCCATCCTCATCCGCACAGCCACAGCGCTCGATCTCAGCCGTAAGCTCAATGAAGCTGTGAGGAGCACCAACGAATTCCGACGCACACTCATCGCATGTGACCAGTTCACCACTCACTCCACACCTCCTTTCATGGCTTCTTCTAATTCCCCCAACTCAGACTCCTTGGCTTTCATGATCGCCCAGACCATTCCCCCAGTGAACCGCCACGCAATCACTGCAGGCCAAACGCACACCGTTGCTGCGCCTACGATGGCAACTGCAACCGCCCCGGCCACGATGCCGACGAGCGCGAAATATCCCGCGATCTCTCGACGGAACACGCCCATTCTCCATTGCCAGCGGATTGCGATCTTCATCCTCCGGACGAATCGTTTTTCAACCTCGCTCATGGCCGGCCCCCCTTCCCGGCCCGCTTCGCCCGTTGAGTCCGCACGGCTTTCCTCGAGCAGGATCTGCCGCAACAGCTGCGCCGATCCCAGTCGTACTTGGAGATTCCCTCAGGAGGGCCAAACTCAATGTCGCATCCGAGACACCGCTTCTTGTCCTCCTGCCGCCAGCGGGCCTTGGCGATCGCCCTGACTTCTCGCTCCTTCGCGATCTCCTGCCTCGTCATATCGCTGGCCCAATTCGCGCCACTTTCCTCGGCATCCTTCTTGGCCTTCGCAATCCAGACAGTGATCAGTTCAGCCTGCAGCTTGAGCGCCGCCACGGCCTCCACGAATCGCTCAATCGGCCCAGTGAGCATCCACATACGGACCCCCAGCGCCTCCTTCAGTCGCTTGAGGGATTCCGGCCGAGGCTCCCGGATCCCCTCCTCGATGTCTCTGAGCGTGCAGGATTGGATGTTGGCCAGTGCCGCCAATTCCTGCCGAGTCTGAGGCTGCTTGGTCCCGCATGGAGAGTAGCTCAGGCGGAAAAACTGGATCCGGCTGCCCACGCTCAGCTGCTCATCTGGTAAGAGCATGACAGGCGGTTTCTTGGCCCGGCTCATTTCGCACCTCCATTCCATCCGTGTGGGCGGGTCCGGCGTTGCTGTTTCCGACGCTCCCGCTGAGTTTGATGGCGATGCCACGGGATCCCGTGAGCCCTGGGCCGGAAGTCTCCAGGGAAGCATGGTCCCCAGGCTCCCATATCGCTCCCCATCATACTCGTCACTACCAGGAGCATGAGTGATTGTTGCCGCCTCATTCGGCACCTCCTTCCCCGCGCATTGGCATCAGCACGTATGTAAACTGCGCATCACAGCCGGCCGTCAGAGGGAGCCACGACCGCCAAACCAGAGGCCCCTTGGTTCTCGCATGCCCGATGTCCAGCGTACCCGGTCCAGTCCCCGACAGGATCGGCACGTAATCCGGATTAAGCGCGACCCTACAGGGCTTTTCGACCTTAGTCTCCTCCGAGATCACCTGGACCACCTCAGTCCACCGTCCCCGATCCGCCTCAACCCCCTCAACGCGCACAATGCGGCCCGAAAGCTGCAGCTGCACAGAGTTGTTCTTCCCGCCAGCCAGCACCTCCGCGCGGCCGACGGCCTCCACGAGGGCCTCGATGTCCAGCACGACAAACTCGCCGCTCAACTCGGGAACCACGTTTTGCCATGCGGGATACTCCCCGTCGACCACCTTGCCCCACACCTTGAATCCTTCCTCGCAGAACCACATCGCAACAACGCGAGGAGGTTTCCCACCGGGCTCCGGCACCGTCACAATGCCGAAGCCGGCTGCCGTCTTTTCGTTGCCGCTCAGCGTCGACAGGAGGAATGCTACCAGGGCATTCGGCGCGATGACCTTGGCACCTTGCTCTGACTTCCAGAAACCCAGCAGATCGCCGAACCCAACCCAGCTACCATCGAGAGCCTGCACAGTCGTGGCGATCGTTGCCAGCCGCTTCCCATCCGTCGCCACCATCCGCAGCTCCATGACCTCATCGCGGCCCGGCCCACCAGCGCTTTTCATATCAAAGCAGACCCCATTGAGCACGTACCGCGTCGAGTCCGCCGACGTTGCCCCATAAATCGCCTTCAGCATTTTCTTCAGGGCCCGACTCGGGAAGTAGACCCCCTGCCCGTCCACCTTCGGCATGGGCGGCATGTCATCTACGCTAAGGACGCACAGCTCAGCGAACCAGGTCTCACTCCTGATCCCGAGCATCACCCCTCCGCCGATGGTGCCAATGCTGATGGTCTCACCCGCACGGTCCAGCAGCTTCCCGAAGGCGGCCGCCTCGACGGCCACGCCGCCACTCCCAGCCAACTGGACCCCGTCGTCCTCCGCCACCTTCTGCTCAGCATGCACATCCAGAGATGTCGCATGCAGGCGCAGGCCGAAGTCATCCCAGATCAGCCCCACGCACCGCAGGATCGGGAGCGCGTTGTTCCGGCCCGCCGCTTTGCCGACCCGCTGGAATGCCGCACGCAGCAGAGCCGTGGGCCCAGCCCAGCTCAGCACATCATCCGACTGCCCAGCGCCTTCTGCCGCCGCCTTCGGCGCCCGCTTCCGCTTCGGCTTTTCCGGCTCCGCAGCCGCCTCGGCAGGTTCCGCATCAGCCGCTTCGACGGGTCCCGCTTCAGCCACCTGGGCCGCTGCAGCGATTTCCGCCTTCCGTGCTTCGTCATCAGTGATCTCAGTCATATCGTCGTTTGTTTTCGTTGGTTTGGTGGGCTCGGATTGAGCCCGTAAAATCAAATCCCCTGCACACTCCGCAGGCCCTCCCCGGCCCGGGCTCCCGCCGCCCGCATCAGCCGCTTCCGCCTCATCTGGATCGCCTGCCTCGAGACCCCGAGCGCCCCGGCGAGTTCCGCATTGTTCCGCCATGGGCTGCCAGCGCTGCCCAGAAACGTGTGGATCAGCGCGGCCAGCCGGGCCGAAATCTCCCGCGGGTCCACCACCGCAGCATCCAGCTCCATCCGCTCGATCTGCAGATGCCTCCGCGGATCCCGGGAAAACGACCCCTTCGGCCGCTCGCCGGCCGGAATGATCCGCCGCACCCGCGCCTCGCCCCATGCGAGGACGGCCGCTCCGCCTGCATCCCTCACCACCACTCCCCGGGCCCTCCACTCCACATGCCGCCCATCCCTCAGCCACACTTCACCAGGGCCTCGCATGTCGACCCACTGCGCATCGTCATCGATCGGCACTCGCGCCAGAAACTTCCACGCCCAGCGCTCCTGCAGCAGGCCAGTCCGCAGGTACTCGATCACCCGGAGGGCCTCGGCCCGCTCCGCCAGCGTCGGATCAGCCGTCGCACCGCTCGACACCGCCAGCTTCAGCGCCGCCTCATCGGCCGCCGCCCAATCAACCGTGATCGCCCCCACCGAATTCCCCTGGCGAAGATCGCCCACCACAGCCTGCTGCGCCTCATACCGCCGAGCCCGCTGCCAGCGCCGATGCAGTTCCGGCAGCCGCTCCAGCGTCTCCTCCGGCACCCCGCCAGCCAGAGCCTCCTCGATGACATCCCATCGATCGCCCGCGGCCCGGCGGCCGTCGACGTACTCGCAGATCGCATCGAGTTGCTCCTTCGTCATGCCGCGCCCTCCTTTGAATTCAACGCCCGCTCCCGACGCCACGCTGCCGTCCGCTTCTTGTGGCACCCACGGCAGAGCGTCCGCATATTCTCGAGCACTGTCAGCCCTCCCTCCGAGAAAGGAACGATGTGGTCGTATTCCATCGCTGCAGGCGCTGCGTGCAGCTTCGGATCCTCATTCCAATTACGCCATGCCGTGAGCCGACAGTACCCGCAGACCGCACAGACCTCCTTGTCTCGCTCTTTTACCTTCTGCAGCACTGAAGCGGGCTCAAATCTCCCAAAGCAGGCATTACAGCACCATGTCTTCCTCCGAGGCGGCACCGGGGCTCCGCAGCCGAGGCACTGCCTGCTCTTGCGGGGGCGGAATGGGTATCGACTCCGACCATATACGATCGGCAGCGGATTCTCTCCGGCACACCCACAAGCGCTGGGCCAGCGCTCAGTCATGCCGCGCCCTCCTTCGCCCGCCGCATCGGCGCAGTCGCCTCCGAGCGATCAATCCCCATGGCTGCCTGCTGCGCAGACCGCGCCGCCAGATACTCCGCCGCACGATCAAAAATGATCATCAGCTTCGCCCTTCCCGATGCCGCATCCCCGGTCGTGTAGACGCCGGCAAAGCCCTCCTTACGGAGCCCGAGCCATTCGTGGTAATGCAGCCCGAACCACGGATCTGTCTCGCCCTTCAGAGGATGCCGGAAACTCCATGGGCGCACGGCGACGGCCGCGCCGCCGTCGACCGCCGTCTGCGTCACCTTCTCGCGCAGGGCTTCCTGCAGCTGAGGCAGCATCGCCTTCATGGCCTCCACGGCCTTCATGGCTGTTTCGGTGTCCATGGTCAGTCCTCCCAGTCTTGCGGACACCGCGGATCGACGGTCGGAGAAATACCCACCGCCCGGACGATCTGCCGCGCCGGATCATCCAGACGCACCACACCCACAAGCCCATCAGAGATGGCCTCGAGGAGGGCCGACACCGAAGCCGCACGCTTGCCATCCGGCAGCAGCCGGACGACCCCGAGCCTCGTGGCGCAAAGCTCGAGATCTGCGCGCTGCTTTTGACTGATGCAGATCGAGTACAGCCCAGCCCGGACCGCGCGCGGCCTGACGATCGGCTCCAGCCGGTGCGACGGCCGTTTCATCGCATCCCCTCCCCGTAGTGATAGGCACCCTCAGCGGCTAGGAAGATCCCGCCCAGCCACATCCCGCCCCACACGATTGCGGCGACCAGCAGCCACAGCAGCACGCAGACCCAGAACGGAATCCGGTCGCATCGCTCGGAAGTCACCGGCAGATCCAGCAGGCCAGACTCCGCGCAGCGCATCGCCTGGCCCACTGTCGCCGCGCCCGGGATCCGGGCCGTGACAGGCCCCTTGCCCAGGACGATCCCGCCATCGGGCTCCTGACTCAGCACGGTCACCCCGTGCTGCGCCATCCGATCCGCGAGGACCCACTTCTGCCAACGGTGCAGCTCCTGCAGCTGCGCATCATCGATGTTGGTCATGATCCGCAGCAGATTGCGCCGACGATCTCGGCGATTTTCCAGAAGCCGCACAGAGCCGACCACAGGCCCCACAGCAGGAGCATCAGGCAGCCCACCCGCTCCTTCCGCGAGCGAGGAGTCAGCCAGCCATCATCCACTTCAGGATCGTACTCGTCGTTCATACTTCAAAGCGGCTGGGGTTGGGGTCCTGCAGGCCGACCGGGTCGCCCAGCCAGTTCCGCCCATCGGGGCCGTAGATGTCATCTCCTCCCGCCAGAGCCATCCCCGGCAGCATCGGCCCGAGGTCGGCCGCCGCGAATGCCGGCAGCCTCTCATCGCGCTCCGAGTTGCGAACCGGGAGGAACTCCGTGTCCGCCTCGAGCAGCTGCTCGACGAGACGCTCCCGCTCGGCATCATCGCAGCAGCAGATCAGCGCCGCCACTTCCACCCGGATCTCCACTGGCAGGGCCCCGATCCGGTCCCAGAGATTGACGGCCACCTTGTCGCTCTTCAGGCTCCACAGGATCAGCCGCACCGCATCCCGGTGCTCGATTGGGGCGGGCTCCCCACCCCAGCAAATGGCATGCATGATGGGCAGGAACTCTGCCGCCGACTTTTCCGGCCGCCGCGACGCAGACGGCTTCGTGTTTCGATACGTATATGGCATTGGCTTGGCTTGGTTTGGTTGCGCCCCGCTCGGGGCTAGTTGGGAAAAGTTTGCGACCTGTGCCGACGGACCCTTCCAGTCCGCCCATGAAACTGGCTTCGACGGCCGCAGCGTATCGGCTCGCCCCGCCGCGGTCGCCCCGGCGGCCATGTCCCGAATCGTTATCCGTCCGCTCCCTCCTCCTGCAGAATCCACTCCCACTGGCTCTCCCGCGCGGCGTTGCGCTTCCGGCACAGCCACACGTGCCCGCACAGCGTCATCTCATGCCCCTCCCAATGCCTCCGGCACAGCGCCCCCAGCCGGGTCTCAGCTGCCCGGCCAGTCAGATCCCCAAGGCAGCGCCCCTCCCACCCCGCCGACCGCGCCGCCTTCACCATCTCCCGCAGGGTAATATGGTATCCAAACCCACCAAGAGGCTTGCCATTCAGCCGCCCCTCCAAAGGCCTCACTCCATTCCGCCGCAGCTTCTCGGCGATCCCATGCTCCGCCAGCTGCTGCATCTCTTCCGCCTCCTCATCGGCCACGGCCGCCCGGCTTTCCTGCACCAACCCACGGACCGCAGCCCCAGCCGCATCCACCACCCGCCGCCCACCCAGCTGCGCCCACCCAGACGCCAATGCCGCCAGCACACGCGCCCGGTCGATCTCCACCGTGCCAGCCATCACTCCCCGGGCCGCTTCCAGCATCAAGCCGCGCCATTCCTCCGCGGATCCCGTCCGGGCAGCGCCGGTCGAATACCGACCCGTCTTCCGGATCGCCGGAAGGACTTCCCGGACAACCCATGACTTGAAGCGCTCAGCCGATGGCTTCCGGGATTGGAAGATCATCCGGTACAGCCCAGGCTCACTGATGATCGTGAGCCGCTGCGGGCCGCCAAGGGTGTAACCAGTAGTTACACCCTTTTCTTCGGCTGGTAATCCCTCGAGCGTCCGGCGCACATTCAGAAGCCCCAGAGCTTGCCCAACGTCGGATGCCACAAACCATGACTCTCCAGCCTGTGGGAGCACACGCACCGCGACACCTTCGAACTGGTAGCTCGACAACTCCATCTCAGGCGGCCGGAAGAATTGAGCGGATGGCAGACAGAATGAGCGACTCAGGCTGCACCCCCTGCTCACGCGCCAGCAGCTGGAGTTGCGACAGTTCTTCGACCGTCAGCGACGGACGAAGAGCGATCTCGAGCTTGACCGTGGTCGGCAGCTCAAGCGGGGCTGGCTGGATGATTTGATCGGCTGGTGTTGTCATTTGGAATTTCCCCCACTCAATCATTCCAAATCGCAATGCGCAAGAATAAAAATTGCAATTTGGAATTTTCCCGTCAGCCTGCACGCATGACCAATGACACATTCCGCCGGATCCAGACCGCCCTCGGGCTGTCTGGCCGCGAGCTGGCCGAAAAGCTTGGAGTCAAACCCCCATCAGTTTCACGATGGCGCGAAGACACCGAGATCCCGGATTACATCGCCAACCTCATGCAGTTCCTTGAAGCCGAGGCGACTGGCAAGATGCAGATCCCCCTCTCTCTATCGGAGATGATTGGCCTTTCCCGCGCCGCCGAGCACCGAGGATTGACCGTCGAGGCCTTGCTGCTCCAAATCATTCGCGGAGTGATACGCCAGCCTACATCCTACACCGCAGCCGCCGCCGAGGCCGCCGAGCAGCCCACCCCGAAAGCCGCCGAACCGATCATCTACAAGGGCCCCCAGAGCCTCGCGAAACCACGGACGGACCCCCACTGATCTCCTCCATCAGGACGCAAAAAACCCCGCAGAGCCACCAGCCCTGCGGGGTTTTTCGTTCCGTGGCATCATCTTCGATCACTTTTGCACATGCACCACTTTGGTGATCGCGATGATCACCTGCACCCCGTGCGCCACCTTGGTATTCCCCGGCTCAAGGAAAAAGTCCTGCATCTGATTGATGTGGGACTTCCCGGTCGGGATGGCTTCAGCCAGACTCTCCGCAGCGTAAAAGCACTGTTCGCGGCCACTTACCACCTCCCCCTCGGCATTGAACCACGCCAGCTTCCCCCAGATCTCCGCCACGGGATACTTCCCAGTCACCTCGAAGCCGAAGACGTAAGCCGGCACATCCTTTCCCTGCGCAGTCCGGCCCGGCTTTACGCCCGAGTGCGTGACCCGAATCCCCCAGGGCAGCTGCACCCGCTTGTAGTGCTCTTCCCGCGCCGACTCCAGCACCGTCCGCAGCAGCTTCACATTGGGATCCCCACTGATGCCCAGCGCACCGTCATCGAACGCACCCTCCACTCCCAGCTCAGTGTTTGCGGCTTCCATTTCCTGCAATGCTTTCTTGAGGGCCAGATCGCCCTTCTGCGCATGCACCGGAGCCAGCCACAAGATCGACGCCATCAGGATCAACAGAGTTCTCATCCCACCATCATGCAGTTTTCCCCGCGCCTGTCCAGCACGCAGCCCCGCCCGTTTTTCTGCCCCTTAAAAAACTGCAAAAAACACGTTGACGAATGCGGAGCATGATGTATTCTCCCCTCGTTGCCAATGACGGCAGCGAAAACCAAAACCATCCAGGAAATGAAAATACTGCACACCATCACCTGCACCAAGTTCAGCGCCCACCACAACGCCGCCCAAGAATTTACCCGCCACTTGACGCGGCCGAGGAGGCTGACCCACAAGGGGATTCAGCGCATGTTTACCCATGGCTGCGAAGAATACGATGCCGATTCTGGCATCTGCGTCACGAGGGTGGAAACCGCAGTGTATGCCCGCTAAGCTCTGCATAAACCACCCCATCCCATGATTTACACCATCAAGAATCTTCGGAGCGGACCGTACAGCGAGACGATCTGCAACAATCTCCGCGACGTCCGCAGAACCATACGCGGCGAAAGCGCCCGAAATCTGCGCATCAAGGTCCAAAAATCCATCGACCACTCCCCAGAGCAAGTCGTCATCCTCGAAGGTCCCCGCGGCGGACTGGAAATCCATCTGCCCTGATGGAGACCAGATCCCGCCAAGCCCGCTGGGCGGCCGCCCAGCGGGCCGCCCGCGGGCCGCTCCCCAAAGGCCGCCCACCATGGACCTGCCCCGCCTGCGGAGGAACCGACCGGTCCGTCCGGGCCGACAACTCCCGGCAGTGCAACAACTGTTTCCCCCCAGCCCAACGCGGGCGACCCAAAAAGCCGTTGCCACCACGCCCAAAACCTCCAGAATGACCTCCGGATAGTACGGCCTACGCTGTACCCCGCACGATGGCGAAAGCCGAACGCGAGCCCACCGGCTCGGAACCCCCAGCCTCAACGCTGGGGGTTTTGCGTTTCCGGGGCCGGAGTTGGCGCAATGACCACCGCTTGCAACACGGCCGCCGCGGCGCGCAGCGCCTCCATCCCGACTGTCGTATACTGCCGCCCCATGTCCCCCGAGTGGCCCACATATGCATCGATGACCGCCTTCGGCTGCCCAGCCTCCTCGAGCCAGCTGCGGGACGTGTGCCGGAGCGAGTGGAAGCTCAGTTCCTGCTGCTCCCGCCGATCATCCGATCCCACCCGCTTCCGGTCGTCGCCATACGGCGAATGCGTGCGCAGACCAGCCAGATGGAGCAGGTGGGCAAAGCGTTTGGAAAGGCCTCCAACGTACCCGCGCGATCGCTCTACCTCCGCCACCAGCTGCGGGAAGACATCCCCCAGCGGCCGAGGCCCCCGGGCCTGCAGCTCCGCCAGCACCCCCTCCCCCAGCGGCACTAGGACCCGCCGATCCGTTTTCCCCGCCGTCAGCGTCCAGATGCCTTTGCCCAGATCCAGATCCCGCCAATCCATCCGCACCAGGTCGCCGAGCCGTTGCCCAGTCTGCAGGCCCAACTGGATCATCAATCGCCAGTCCCCATCCGCCAACTCCAGCACCCGCTCAATTTCCTCCCGGGTAAAAGGCCTGCGCACTTTCCGCTCCCGGGCCGGTGCTTTTGGCGCGCGTACACCATCCGTCGGATCCGCAGCGATCATCCCATCCCGCAGCGCAGCCCGCATGACCGCCCGGAGAGCCTTGATCCGTTGCGTCACCGTCTTTGCCCGTACGCGAGCCATTTCCGTCGCCCTCCAGGCCGCCACATCCTCCCGGCCGATCAGATCGATCCCCTGTTCCGCCCGAGGCCCCAGCCACTGCAGCCACCCGTTCAGAGCCCCCCGGTAAAACGCCAGCGTCGACTCCGCCACAGCCCCAGCCTGATCCCGCAGCCAGCCACCCACATACTCCCGGACCGGCACAGACATCCGCACATCCGATCCATGCACCCTCCGGAGCAAATCCTCCAGCACCCTTCGAGCCTGCCCCACTCCCTCGATCTTCGGCCCCTTTGCCGCAGCCTCCCATGCCATTGCGACCGCCAGCGCCCGCGACTTGTCCGTTTCCCCAGTCGACCGGAAAACCTGCCTGCCATCAATCCATACGGACCCATGCCAGAAGCGAGATTTCTGCGATTTGTGGACCGACGCCATCGGCCCATCCTGCTCCTAATGCCTCCTAATTCCAAGCAGGAAAACACAGGGAAAACACATCCCCGCGCCGCTTTCTTAAACCGCATTCAGTCCCAGCAAAACCCCCGTTTTGTCTCGTGGGTTCGAATCCCGCCAGCCCGACCATCACCGCCCCACTCCGGGAAATTCTCCCGGAGTGGGGCTTTTTTTCGACCTGACTCCTAATGCCACTCCTAATTTCCTAATCAGGAAAGGCGTGGAAACTTAGCGGACGAGGCGGATGAAGGCGCGGGCCATGCTGCGCTGGCGGATCTTGCGGAAGCATCCATCCCCTTCTCGGCTGCCTGCCGCATTCGTGTTTGCCTCGATGGTGTAAATCGTGTTTCCGCTTTGAGACTCGACCATGCCGATGTGGCTGAAATCGAAGACGATGAGATCCCCGGCCTGCAGCTTGATCCCGGGCGCATCGCTGAGGATCTGCACTCCTTTTGCGCGGGCCCAATCCAAATGAGCCCAGGCGCGCGGGCTCTTGCAGCGCCAGCGCTCAGCCTGAGCGGCTGTCATGCCGAGATTTGCCAGCACCTCTGGCGACTTGAGCCACTCGGAGATCCAGTACGCGACAGCCGCTGCGCAGTACGGCTCGCGATTCGTGTGGCCCTCCGGATAGTCCGTGGCCGGCCAGTACTTCTGGATCCACGGGGCGCGATTCCGGCTCGCCTCGAGCTTGTTGACGTCTTTGGCAGCGATGGCGGCGAGCGCCGCTCCGAGAGATGGTTTTGCAATGACGGAGGGCATGAATTACTTCTGGTCGATTGGTTGATGACGGCCGTGGCTGTCCACGAGAATGGAGGTTTTCCCTCCGGCGTACCGGACGGAGACGGGCACACCGCCGACGTCGCCCCAGTATTCGATGTTGAGCCCGGCGGTGGTGGCGCAGCTGGTCAGCGCGGCGCAGGATGCGAGGATGAGGATGCGGATCATGGTTGCAGGCCGGGTGGGTTCAGCAGCTCATTTGCCCGCGCTCGCGTAATCAGCCCGGTGGCGACGAGCGCCTCCATCCCTGCCTGCAGTGTTGGGTTGTCGGAATGCAGCTCCGAATCCCAGTAGCCCAGGGTGAGGGCCAGCATTTTGATTTGAGGATCGCTGCAGCCGGCGACAGCGAGCCGTTCGGCGTCGGTGAACGCTGCCCAGAAGTCAGCCGCGCTGCGCCACACCCTGCGCACGGGCGGAGGAGTCGGAGCGTACTGGATGCCCGCAGCGAGGGCATCAGACAGCAGCATTACAGTGGACCCATCCGGTTGGCTCCAAGGCGTAACTCCATCCCATAAAACTGTGTTTACAATAAGATTTTCTTCTATTACCGCGTAATCGTCCTTATTCATAGATACGTAATGACCTGCACCAGCCCGGCCCCACCGTTCCCGCCACTTCCGCTGAGAGTCGTTCCAGCTCCGCCCCCGCCGCCACCGCCACCAGGGAATCCTCCGGCTCCTCCGGCTCCGCCCGTCGTTGTCGTTCCTGCTCCGCCTCCGGCTCCCCCTAGTCCGACCGGGAAATTATTGACTCCGACCCCCGGCGAGCCCCCGCTTTGGCCAGCCGACCCAGCCGCTCCCGCGTTGCCGCCAATAGTCTGAGTTTGGGGCATGCAAGACTCCAATCCTATGCGCATGGATGCCCCGCGGCCCCCATTGTATCCGGTATTTGAGGAGTTGATTCCGCCACCCGCGCCACCGCTGCCGGGAATTGGGGCGGAAATAGCAGTCGGAGCCGCAGGCGCTCCGGAAACGCTACTACTACCCCCAGATACACTAGCAAACAGCTGGAATAAAATGACATTTACGGACGCCGCCCCGGCACCTCCAGCGCCGCCTGTTGCGGTACCGCCAGTGCCCCCGGCTCCGCCTAGCGCAGTTAGCCCGGCAAAACTTGAGTTCCCACCAGGGCCGCCGTTGTTGCCTAATGATCCCGCGCTTACGCCTCCAGCCCCGGTTCCGCCAGCGCCAACAGTCACGGGCTCTGTCGCACCTAATCTGTTAGACATCAAATTGTACTCTAGTATCCCGCCACCCGCCCCGCCTCCTCCACCAAAACGGTCTCCAGTCGCATCACAGCGCCCGGAGGCCCCGCCCCCTCCTCCAGCAACGATCCGGACAAAAACTGGTCTAGGCGAGGCTGGCGACGGGTTGTTCCAGGTTCCGTTTGCTTCAAAAGTTTGGACGTTGATGGTTGACCCACCTCCAGATCCCGCAGCCCCCTGCGGGATGCCGAAATCAAAGACGGCTGCCGCGGCCGTGCCGGAATTGGTTACGGTCGCTTGCGATCCAGGAGCCAATGTTGTGACCGTTCCGATGGCAATGGTGGCAGCCGCCCCGGCCGGTCCCGCCGGGCCGGCGGCTCCGGTCACCCCCTGCGGGCCTGCCGGACCTTGTGGGCCGGTCGCTCCTGTTGCGCCTGTCAGTCCTTGCGGGCCTTGAGGGCCTTGCGGGCCAGTTGCCCCAGTTGGCCCGGTCGCGCCAGTCAACCCCTGAGGGCCTTGTGGGCCGGTCAACCCGGTCGCGCCAGTCAACCCCTGAGGGCCCTGAGGCCCGGCCGGGCCCTGCGCGCCTGCGGTTCCTGCCGGGCCCTGCGGACCGGCGGGCCCGACGGGTCCGACGGGTCCGATCATCGAAACCCCTGCCGGCCATGCGCCTGCGGCCTTTGGGCCGTAGATGAGCCAGCTGGTCGTGTTGACCCAGAAATCGCCCATAGCTCCAACGGCATTGGATGGAGCACCTGCGCCGCTGAGGATGGTGTTGCCACCGCCCGGGCCGGTGCCTCCTTGGAAGAGGGCCCAGACCGTCTGCCAGTCAGTTCCGGTGCCCGGCTGCGTAGCGGCCGATGACGTGTGGTCGGAGACGGCCAGATAGATTGCGCCGCCAGCCCCGACGAGGTGGTTGGTCTTGTACGCGACGGCCGTCGCCCATGGGGAGCCGCCGACATCAGCCAGGAGCGGGACCGATGGAGGAGGCGCGGTGGCCTGACTGATGGCATGCCATCCGAGGTCGACGTCGTACCCACCGAAGGTGTAGAGGACTGTCGATCCCTCCGCCGCATAGACGACAAGCCAAAGCTTGCGGACGCCCTCGGGAGGCGTCGGTTGATTCATCTGCGCGGAGGAGAACTCGAGGACCCATTCCGTCTGGATCGGCGCGGCGGCGGCCGATACGACCGCGAGCGGGGTCGTGTTGGCACCGACAAATCGCGACGTGTGCAGCTCCGCCTTGAGGACGCAGGGGGCTGCGAGTGTTTCGCCGGCCGCCATCGACAGCGTGATCCGCAGCGGATTCGCTGCCGGATGGGCGATCTTCCCGGAGTCGGTGCGGGCGTAGCTGATGGCGATCGGAAAGTTCCTCATGATGTCAGCGGCGGCGGGTTGAGCGTTTGTGTGGCAGCCAGTCTTTGATGACGGCGGTGGCGTGGTGGATCAGCCACCATCCATTCATTCCGCATACGAATCCGGCAGCGGACCATGCCTGCCATGTGTGGACCCAGCGGGTCTCCGGTCCGATGGTCCCCCACTGCAGGCCAATATGGTAAGCGATGGTTGGAGCAAAGCTCCCGATCGATGCGCAGGCCAGAAAGTTTGACACTGCCGGCGCGAAGTCGCGGCCTTTGTAGCGGGCTTCTATGAGGGCAATGGTCGAGGCGAGGATGGCGCCGAGGACAGCGTAGGCGTCCTGGACTGACGGGGCCTCGATGTCGAGAGCTGCAACGGATACCGCAGCGTCCTGCGCCATGATGACGATATACGCAGCCACGTCGGCGAGGACAGCGGCGAGGACAGGCAGGGAGGCGGCAGCGGATGTCAAAGGCATCGGATTCGAGGCGGCGGGGAGCCGGTGAAATGGGATGGCCGGGTAGTTCACGGGATCGGTTCCTCGGCGAGCTGGGCTTTCGAGGCGCGCTGGACGATCGGCGGGATCGGAGGAAGGATCGGCGGGCTGTTCCGCATGAGCCACCAGATGCCGTTGAGGATCCAGTCGACGTGCTGCCGGAGCGACGCTTTTGCCAGGACCTTCCATGCCTCGCGGGCCGCCAGGTCTTCGGCCGTAGCCGGAGCCGGAATGGGGAGGGGCGAAGATTGAGTCGGCGTGGTCGGCGTCGTGCTGGTGGATTCTGTCATGACCTATGCGGGGCGCGTCAACTCTCAGAGGATCATCCGTCTTCGCGTCGGGCGGCGAAGTAGTCGGCGATGGCAGCCACCTGCTCCGGCTTGTCGGCGAGGGCCTGCTGAGACCAGATGGGGAGGCCGGTGTGGCGATCCGCGGCGAGGTCGTTTCTCGGATCATATTGCTGGATCAAGGATGGGAGGTCGGGGTAGCGGCGGTTCTCGAGGGAGCCATGCCAGAAGTGACGGATCTCTCCGCGGATGTGGCCGATGGTGCCGCCGGCGGCCGCCGGGATGCCATCGGCCCAGCGGAGGATGTCGTCGATGTGCGCGCGGCCGAGGCGATTGACTCGCGGATGCTCGGCATGGAGGCGGCCCGTGCAGGCCAGCGCCAGCAGCGTGTCGCCATGGCTAATCGGCGAGACATACCATCCGCCGATCTGCTCGAAGAATGAGCGACGGAACGCCCATGCGCAGCCCGGATGATACTGGATCCATTCGTCGAGAGAGTTGTGGTGGGCACCGTATCCGGTCGATGGGCGACACTCGTCATCGGCTCCCTCTGGGGTGGTGTACCTGACCCGATGCCATGGCTGGATGACCGGGAATTCGTCGAGTGCGGCCGAGGCTTTGGCGGCCCAGTCGTCATCGAGGAACTCGATGTCCGCATCGAGGACCGCCACCTTGTCGACTTCCGGCGGGAGCGAGGCCGTGCCGAGGTTGAGCATGGCTTCCTTCCACCAAAATGCGGGAGTGTCCCATGGCAGACTCAGCTCGATCTCGGTGACCAGCGGAGAATCGAATCGACTGCCGGCAGGCAGCAGGCCCGGCGTGTCCAGAGTCAGAGAGACCAGAGTCCCCGGCACATTCTGGCGGATCATGCCCGCCACGAAGCGCTCGAGGTTCCGCTGCGGGCGCTCGTACTCGCAGGGGTTGTAATGGCAGGCGACCCAGTGGAGCATGGGAGATCAGGTTCCGTATCCGCTGACGACGTCGCCGAAGAGCATCAGCTCGATCCGGAGATTCACCGGGCTGCTGACCGCCAGAGAGATGGCAGACGTGGCGACCGTCGAGACCCCGGCCTTCCGGGTCATGGCGATGCTGTCGCCTATGCCGAGGATGTGGGCAGCATCCTGCGGATTGAAGATGTCGGTCATCGTGACCGTGACCGTTCCGCTCGATGCCGAATCCGGATCGTAGGCCGAGACCCGGACGTGGATGCCCTTGATCTTGGCGAAGCTGGCAGCGAATCCGCTGAGCGTCTGGATGGGGACATCGGCCAGTTCCACGGCCGGAAAGTTGTCGATAAGGTAGGTGCCTGCGGCGGTCGGCAGGAGATTGAGCTTGATGGCCGAATCGACAGCCAGCTCCACGCGGTCGCTGGCGACCCCGCGGAATGCTCCGGTGGCCCCGGCAGTGGGCGGCTGCCAAAGGAAGCCGGACTCGAAAAGGATGGAAGCGGATGGAACGATCATGATGCGGATGGGTCAGAAACCAGAGACGAGAGCCCGCAGCTGGCAGCCGCGAGGGGCCGGGCGGCCCGCGATGGGGTCGAATAGGAGAGCGGCATTGTCCCCCTCCAGAGACAGCCCATCCGGCACCACCAGAGAGACAGCAGCCCCGGGGATGAGCGGCATGCGGGCCAGATACCATGGCTCGTCGCCGTCATCGAAGTCAGCGACGGAGACCATGACAGCGCCCAGCGGTGCCGGTGGCTGGGGAGGCATCCATTCGCCCATGACGGCCGACCCGCTGACCCGCTCGCGGAATTCCCAGCGGAGGGCATCCTTGGTGACATCGATGGCGACAAAGCACTGCGCCGACGGGTAGCGCTCGCTTTGCTCAAGGAGGGCAGTTGTGCCGGAGACATCAGGCGTCGACGTCGACCCGCCGACGCAGCCGGAGACATTGATGATGCGGGTGCCAGCGACCACGAAGGTCTCGGTCGTCTTACTGTTCCCGCAGAGGATGAGATCGAAGTGGCCAGACCGGGCCAACTCGACGGCCTCCGGAAGCAGCTGGACATTGTCCTGATCCGACGGATCCGCGTAGGACACTGGCGGGTTGTGGATGACCGCGATGCGGAAGCGGCTGGCCACTGCCGCGAGCCGCGTCTCCATCCAGTTCCACTGGGCGAGGTTCCGGCGGAGGACGGCGGCGGAGATCGATGGCTCGACGTTGAAGCCTTCGATTCCGGCCGACAGCATGAAGACATGCGCGAGGGCCACGCCGTTTGTGTCGACCCCGAACGTGCGGTCGTAGTAGTGGCGCGGGGAGCCCCCGCCGAATTCCGTCACGTATGGGAACTTCGTGGCGCAGAGGCTAAGGATATTGTTGGCCACCAGTTCCTGCGTGCCGAGAGCCGGAAGGAAGCGCTGGGCAGTGATTTCCGCGGCCCATGCGGCCGTGGCCGTATTGAGGGCGGTAGCGCCTCCCTCCCCTACCCCAGCAGCGAAGTTTCCGGCCACCAGCACGGTGGGCGTTCCGAGCGCGCGGACCGATGCGATGAGTTGGTTTTGCAGCGCGCCCGGCGCATCGATGCTTCCAAAGGCCGCAAAGGACAGGCGGGTCGTGGCTCCCGGGATCCAGTTGGGAATGGGCTGCGGGACTGGCTCGAGCGAGACCGTCAGCTGCCGGACGGTCTGCAGATCGGGATTCTGGATGATCCCATTCCGGAGACCGGATGTCAGTGAGGACGGCCCAAGAACGATGGAGCGGGAAGCGCCCGGCGTGGACTGGTCGGCCACCGTTGCAAAGTTGGGTCCCTCGCAGGAAATCGGCGTGCCGAATTCAACGGAGAACCGCATGGACTGCGTGAGGTCTGCCTCGTCCGGAATGATTTCCGCGACCATGGCGGCCCCGGCGGCGACTTTGTATCGAAACGGCTGCATGCCCATTGCTGGGCGCGTCAATCATCAGGGGCCGTATCGGCGGACCCATTCGTAGTCCGCTTCCCACATCTGGAGCTTCCGGTCGCCAAGGATGTACTCGGCCATGACCCGGTGCGAGCCAGTCCACCATCCATCCCCGCCAGACGGCAGGCCCTCGGCATAGGTGACGAGTGGGTCCGGCATGGCCTGCCAGTTGATGGCCGTGGGGTCGGCCGTGTACGGGTTGGGCAGGTTGAGAGTCGGCGGTTTGAAGGTCTGGTTGCGGGTCGCGAGGAACGATCCACGGATGCTGTACGTGTAGCGCCGGCCGAGGAGGCGGACCCGCCATGGCTGGGCAGTCAGGGCGACTGTGGTGCCGCCCGTCTGAAAGACCCCGACCTGACGGATCCCGTTGCCCGGCGGCGCGTAGGGAGCCGGAAGGATGACCGTGACCCCGTCGCGTTCCTGTGGCCAGAGGGATTCCTCCGGAGAGACGCCGAGGTCGATGCTGTTGACCCGGACCCCGCTGCCCAGCAGCCCGATCCCGTTGAAGGCGAGCGGCGGCGACGAGTAGCCAGCCCACTGGAGGTCGGCGATGAGGTAGCCGAAGCGGGACTCGCGGACGGTAGGGCCTGCGTAGAAGAGTTCCCGGGACGACCCGAACCCCGGAGCGTTTTGGGCCCCGAGATCGTAGAGGTTGTTGAGCTGGCTGATCGATCCACGGAAGCAGATGGTCGCGGCGAGGGTGTCGAATCCGCGGGGATTCGGTTGCAGGACGGGATCGGTTTCCCAGTCCCATCGGCCGCCGCCGCTGGCGACGTTGGCGAGATCGTAGTCTTCGAGAATCATTTTGGCAGGTCGAAGAATTTGGGTTTCTGGCCTTCAATTTTGGACGCCACGTTGTCGAGGCCCTGAACCATTTTCTGGCTCATGTCGCCAAGCGCTTTTGTGACAGGGTCTCCTGCCGTGGCATTGGCTCTGGATCCAGCAGCTGCTGCGGCTTCCTTTTTAGCACCTTTCCTTTCTGGAGGGCTCCGGTAAACAAGGCCAGTGTAGACCTGCTCTTCGCTGAGGGAGCGGCGATCCATGCGCTCCTGCATGTCATCGAAGGCAGCAAGACCACGAAGGCCAGTGTCGGCTTCCCCCTTGTACGTTTTGCGTCGACCGGAAGCGATCGCTTTGTTCAGCTCCATCTCCTCAGATGCCATGACTGCTGCTTCACCTGGTGACATTCCAGCTGCTTCCAGTTGCGCCCTCCGCGCCGTCTTCGCCTGCTGCTGCTGCAGCTCATCAGCCTTCTTGTTCCTGCCGGCTGCGCGGAGCCGCAGGACCTCGAGCGATGCTTGCGCCTCATCCCTCTGCGGCTTTGTGGCGGCCAGTTGCGCCTTCTTGGCTGCCTCGGCGTCGTCCTTCACCTTCTGCTCCGCGAGCCGCTTCTGCTCGGCCTCGGCCGCGGCCAGTTCTTCGCGGAGCCTCTTTCGGCGCGCCAGTTCTTCTTCGCTGGGCTGGTACTTGGCGATCATGTCTTCGCCCGTGGCAGCCTCGGTCAGTGACTCGAGGGAGAGGCCCTCGCCCTGCAGCAGCTTCATGGCTTCGCCCGTGAGGGCCCCGATGATGCCGGCGGTTTTCCCACCGGTCATGCCGATCCGCTTTTGGTCGAGCGCGTCCTTGAAGTTGTCGACCTTGTCCTGCGCAGACTCTGCAGCCTGAGGAAGCTGCTTGAGTTCCTTGATGATTCCGCGGACCCATTCGAGGGCATTCCCCTTGGGGACGCGGGCCGCAAGTTCGAGGAAGCCCGGGATGCGGGTGGCGATCTCCTTGAGGTTTTCCATGTCCACCTGCCCCGTCGAGATCATCGACTGAATGGACATGAGGACATCGTTCAGCTCAGCCTTTCCCTTCCCCGCATTGGTCAGTGCATTCCCGAACGCCACCAATGCCTCGCGGGCCTCGGCAGCGGAGAGCTTGGCCCCTTTTAGGGCCGTGGCACCTTGGATGGCTTCGCGGAATCCGAGGCCTGGCATCTTGGCTACCTCGCGGAGGGCCTCGAGTTCCTCCCGCAGGGTCTCGGATCCGTCACTCGTCGAGGACAGACCGCGCACCAGATTCTCGAATGATGCCTCGGCAGAAAACATCGATTTGCCCATGGCGAGCGCGCTGCCGCCAACCATCTTGAGCCCGCCTCCGATGACATTGATCTTGCTGCTCAGCTCCGTCCATCGGCCCACCGCGAACCCCTCCCCGGCAAGGGCCCCCTTGCTGATTTTCATCTGCTCGAGCCCAGCCTTGAATGCGCCCGCGTCCTGCTTGGCACCGTCGAGCGCAGCCTTGAATCCCCGCTTATCGAGAGTGAGCTGGGCACCGATGGATGATTTGCGGCCGGCCATGGATCAGAGGTTGAGGGCTTCGAGCTGAGAGCGGACAGCCGCCTCGCGGGCGGCCCTTTCGGAGTTGGTCAGACAGTCGACTCCGGCAGCGTGGAGTCGGGCATGCATGCTGGCGTGCACTTCCCGCAGAGACATTCTGTGGAGCACGTAGTCTCGGCGGGCGGGGTCTCCATTGGTGAGGATGTTGACATAACACTCAGTCCAGTGCGGAGCGGTTCCGTTTTTTTTTGTGGAGCGTCCCCGATTGGAGTTGCCATGGTCGCGTGGCCGTCGACCCAGAGCTGCAGGGCGAGAGCGAAGGCTTCCCCTTCCTCATTGTGCCGGATCGCGGAGGCGGCCCACGCAGCGATGGCGCGCCGGAGGCTGACGGGATCCATGCCGAGCGGGAGGGCGGAGTCGCTGCCGTCCTCATGCTCCGGAGTGCGTGGGGACCAGAAGTGCTCCGTGGGATGGGCGCAAACGTACAGGAAGACGAGCGCTTCCGAGAGAGTCTGCGGGATCGAGGTGGTGGCTGCGGCGTCGTAGTACTCCGCCTTGCCCGCGATGGTGAGGCGCCAGGGGAATCGGGAGATCAGCGGCTTGTCGAGATTGACCGCGGGGGCCGGGGCGGCCGTCGGCGCGGCCATAGCCGGATGCTGGGGGAACGAGTGGAATGTCATGAAGAGAGATGGCGAAGGAGTCGATCGCGGAAGCGGGCCGTGTCTTTGCGGCCGTCGCGGAGGGTGTCGGCAGAGACGATGGCGGAGCGCGCCGAGAACTTCGAACGGAAGGCGAGGCGGGGCGCGGCCTCCGCCGCCCTGCGGGCCTCGAGGAAGCCCGGCATGTTCAGGCAGGCTTGCAAGGCGTACAGGATCGGGTGTTCCTCGGGAGGGTATCCCGGGAGCCGGATGGGCTCGACGATGCCCTCCGCGGGCCGCCGGATGGCCGCCATGAGCGGCGTGAGTTGGAGGGCCGGGAAAGTGATCGAATTTTCCGGGAATCCCCATGCAGGGAACCCAGACGGGCCGGAGAAGAGCTGCGGGGCCGGAATGAATCCGCAGGCAGCGAGAGCCGCGGCCACCGGCAGGGAGTCGATCCCGGAGGTGGGTTTCTCCGCTCGGATGGTCGGCGCACCGGTGGTGGGCCAGAGGAACGACATCCGCTTTTCCCAGCTGGGAGGATCAGCCTGCAGGACCGCCCATGAGGCGAGGGCAGCGTAGGCAGACAGTCCCGCCATGCAGGCGCAGAAGAATTCCCAGCCCGCCGGAGGATCCGCGAGGAGCGGGACCGCGCCGCTGGCATCGTACCGGACGCAGAGAGCCTGCGCATCGCTCTGCCGGTCTTCCACCCACCATGTGACCTCTGAGCCGAAGTCTCCAGCAAGCGCGTCTGTGGTGATGCGATAGCCCATGGTGGCGAGGGCCACAGCATACGGATGGGCCTGCAGATTGCGGGCGAGGTCGACCACCGGGGAGGATGGAGCGACCTTCGAAGGGAACGAGATGGGGAGCCGATGCATGATGCGAAATAGGGACCGCCCCCAGAAGATCCGGAAGCGGTCCCCTTGCTTGTCAGCGAGTGTTAGACCGCATCCGTATCCTGGATGATCTGGACATCCGTGGTCGGGCTCCAGCGGAGCGTGAGTTCGAAGGTCACCTTCTGGAGTTCAGCAGGCGTGGCCGTGCGGCTTGGGTTTCCCATGACCCAGATGCCAGAGGTGGGGAATCCGTGCGAGAGATTCGCCGTGTACGGAGCCACCGTCGCTGGCGAGAGCGCCGCGCCCGGGTGGGCATTGGACATGGCGTCAGATACCGTCAGATTCTCGGCGTCGACGTTGGCCTTGATCTGCGGATTGGACATGATGTCCACGATGCCCTCGTGCCCGCGGTGGTCCTTTTTCCGGACCACGTCGCGCGTGGGACTGACCGCAAACGAGTTGAGCAGCAGGCCCGCAATCGGGGCGGCGACCCCGAAGGCGAACTGAGAGAATGAGGCCGCGGATGTGCGGACCACAGCGGCCGCGAGCGGGTTGATGGGAGTGGCTGGCATGCCCTTTGCGGGCGTCGTCAATCAGGCCCAGAAAAGGCCCGGGACCGAGGCGAGCGGATTGGCTGGCCGGGTCCATGCCGGAGTGGATCCGGGAGCCGGTTCCGAGATCCATCCGGCCGCCGTCGACCAGAGAGCCGCTCGCGCGTGGCTGGTGCCGGGGCGCGTGGTCGGCGGCGTCGTCCCGCACCAGTACCCCCCCGCAACGATGGCGGTGGCGGAGGCCGCCGAGACTGCATTGTACCAGTAGGGAATGAGGATCTCCGGGGAGTGGTTGGCGGACGGCACCAGTCCATCGGCCTCGTAGAGCCACTGGGCCGAAGTGTGGGCGTAGACCCCGAGGATGGTGATGGAATCGGTGATCGCGCCTGCGGGCGTTTCGCCACCAGGGGGATCGATGGGAGAGGACCCGGCATTTTCCGAGATGAGGTATGCGAGGGCCGGAGGCAGACCGCTGGCCAGCAGACTCTCGAGCCCCGGCTCGGCTCCTGGCTTGACCCGGAGGAAGCGGTTCTTGGTTCCGTTGTAGTCCTCCCAGTAGACCGAGAACGCATGGTATGGGCCCGATTCCCCGCCGCCCGAGATGGCTGGGTACGTGGCCGTGTCGAGGTCGACGAAGATGTGCTCGATGGAAAAGCTGCACCGCATGGCATCGCCGGGGACCGGGTCCTGCTGCGGGTCGCCGTAGATGAGCCGGCCGACGCGCGCGCCGCTGGCTTCGGTGAGAAACTGGAACGGGGCGCGCCCATTGAGAAACGCGAGCGCACGGTCGCTGAGGTTCCGGCCCGGATGGTAGTTGCTAAGGTTTTCCCCGGTCGGGTCGAGGGCCGTGGCTGTCACTGAGTAAATGAGCTGGGGCGAATGCCGGACAAAGGCGATGAGGTCGCCGTTCCGATTGTAGCGCCGCCATTCCTGCCGGGATGCACGGGCCGAGCAAGAGTCGACGATGAGGGCATCCTCCGCGCGGAGGGTGGTGATGGACAGCGGATTGATGGGGACGCGGGAGCGGACGACCACGGCCGCGCCGGGAGCGATGGGAATGGGAGGCATGATGGAATCAGGGGATGAGGCCCGCGCAGATGATGCGGAAACGGATGGAGAGCAGCGGGTGCGATGCGTTGTCCTGCAGCCGCTCGACGGAGGACTCGGTGAAGTTGTTTTCCTCGATGCCGCCGATGACCAGCAGGCCCGCATCCGAGAGACGATCCGAGGCCCGCGACACCCCGCCGGACGGCAGGGCGATGTCGTTGGTGAGCAGGTTTTTCAGGAACCCGGCAATCGTGTGGCACTGCTCGGTCTCCCAAGCGTCGAGAGGCATGAGCAGGTCGACGGCGCACTCGACAGACCAGAGGCCCTCCCATCGCTGGATGGCCCGCTGCGGGTCCGACTCAAGGAAGACGTTGATGGCAGGCGTGGCCATGTCCTCATCGGAATCGGCAAGGTAGATGCGGATGCCGGCCGGGAGGACGGAGTGCCCGGACGGGCACGGCGCACCAGCTGCCCACGCTGTCGGCGGCTGACTGGCAGCGATGCCAGGGACCCCCGTGCGGATGACTCGGTCGATGGCGGCGAGGATGCGGTCCTCGGGAGGAAATGCGGTATAGGCTGGCATGATCAGGCGGCGGTGCGGACCTCGAAGCCATTGCGCTTCGCTGCCTCGCGGATGTTGCGATCGGCATAGATGCCGAGGAGATGGTCGACCTCCTTGGCCGAGGAAGAGAAGGCATCCGGCGCGATGCCAGCGATGCCCTTGGCCTGCGAACCGAAGGCCGAGGCGAAGTTTTCGACGAGGATGTCCGCGGTCTCTGCGGTGAGCTTTTGCTCGTAGCTGCCGGGCGGCCTGCGGTACTTCGGCAGCCGGCCGAATTCCTTCCGATACCGCTTCACGCGGCCCACATCTTCCGTGGCACTCAGAGCCGGTCCGAGGCCCGCGCGGTGGATGCGCGCACCGTAGACCCGGCCCCGCACGAATTTTCCGACGACCCGGTAGAATTGATCGCGAGGCAGCAGATCGGAGTCGCGATACTTGAGCACGCCGACGATTCTGGCGGCCAGCGTGCCACGGTATTGATCGGCAGCGCGGACCCTCTGGGTCTTCCGGGTCTTGAGGTTGGTCTTGCTCCCGATCGATGCGGCCCGGACGTTCGAGTAGGCGGTCACGATCGTCATGAGCGACGCCCTGATCTTCCGGGGATCGGCCGCGCGGATTTTGTTGAGGGCAAAGGATACCCAGAGCCGCATGGCGTAGCGGGCTGTCTTGTGGAATTCCCGCCCGGTGAGTTCCCGCGACGCTCCGAAGCGCACAAGGTTTTCCATGGCAGAGAGATCGATGACCTTGAACATTTTTTCCGGGAGCGGGAAAAAGTTGGTACAGATGTGTGACAGTGGATTTCCTCAGACGTGGCGCTCCACTTCGATGCGCCAGTGGCTGTGGAATGTTGACTTGTCTGCGGAGACGATCCGGAACTTCGCGGGCGGCTTGGCCGGATCCGCTGCCCACTGGTACAAGGCATTCCGGACCGCAGAGCCGAAGAGGATGATGTCGTCGGGCCGTGGATCGTATGGGAGCGAGGCAGCATCGACCTCGATGGTGCGGGAATCGGTTGCCATCTTGAGGAGACCAGCGGCATCGCCATTGCGACCACGGACGGCCGACGAGGTGCAGGGCAAGACGAGCGCGTAGTCCGTGCCGCCGCGGGTGGCCGGGAAGAACGCGAAGGTCCCCTGGCCGAAGACACGCTGGGTCTCTTGCCGGAGGAAGCGAAATGTTGAGAGCGGATTCATGAGAGGAAATGAAAAGCCCCCGACCCGGACGAACCGGACCGGGGGCCAACCAAACCAAAGGTTGGGTGAGTGTCTCAGCGCTTCTTTTTCCCGCTGACGGATGGGGCGGCGGTGTCCTCGGCGGCCGGAATCCCTTCCGTGCCGACCGGGCCTTTCTCGCCAATTGGGCCATCGGCTCCAGCAGGAACCTCCACCGAGACCGGCTGGTCGTCCGGCTCGGCGGGGTCCTTGTCTGCGTCGAGGCAATCCGATTCCGAAGAGGGAGCCGGGAGCTGTTCCCCAACTGCTCCCGGCTCGAGCGCTGCCAATTCGGCCTTCAGCTCGGCGATGCGGTCGGCCTTGGCTTTCGCCTCGGCCTCTGCTTTCGCGGTCGCTGCGGCCTCGGCCTTGGACTGCTGCGCTGCCTTCTCTTCCGGAGTGGTGAAGTTGACCCGGCGGGTTGGCCGGCCATTGGAGAAAACGATCTCGATGACTGCGAACCCGTCGCCATCGTCGACGCGGGCCTTGGCATCGAGAGCGTCTTCCTGATCCGGTACGGAGACATCCGGACCGGCGATGAGGACCGGAGGAGACTCCGAGTCCTTGAATCCAACCGTGAGAGCGTAGAACTGCATGATGGTGGTGGTTCAGCCGATCCGATGGATCAAGCGGAGACGATGCGCTTGAGGCCGTTAGACTCGATGACACCGAAGCCGTAGGCGCACTCGATGATGCTCTGGACGGTATCGAGAGCCGGGTTGCCCCACTCGCGGTACGTGAGGATGAAGCTCTGGTCCTCGTCCATGTACTGCTCGTATGCGGTGAGTTGATCGCGGACGCCAGCGGCCGGAGCCACTGGAGCCATGGCGATGCCGATGGCGGAGGGCACAGCGATGAAGCCCACGAGGTTCTGCGCATTGGCCGGAACCTTCGCACCGCCGTAGTAGCGGAACCCGAGCAGGTCGGGGACCGTGCCGGTTCGGACGGCATCCGGGCTGCCGTAGTTCATACTACCGATGACGCCGGAATCGGTAATTAGCTTGGCGTGGTAGGCCGGATTGAGCACGAGGGAGCGGGATCCTTCGGGGAATTCTGCCTCAATGGCAGCCTGCTGGAGGGTGGCCACTACGCTCAGCGCCATGGAAGCAGCCGCACCGGTGTAGGCAGCCGCGCCGAAGTTGGCCAGCGTGATGCTGCTGGCGACGTCATCGCTGACGTCGGCCACCAGCTTGAAGACTTTCTGGGCCATGATTTCATCGGTCAGGAGACCGGGCTGATCGCGGACGTCCTGCGAGCTGTATCCGAGGGACTGATACTTCCGCTTGTTGACGGTGATCGGCTTGGCGGAGACGGTGCCATCTCCCGCCACGTACCCATTTGCGGCGTTCCAGTCCGTGGAGGCGGCGGATTCCAGAGGGACGTATGGGACGGCGACGACGTTGGTGCCTTGGAGGCTGACCGGGGTTTCGCTGACTTTGTAGGCGAAGGAACGGATGAGTGCGAGGCGAGGCTTGAGAGCGCGGACGATCTCAGAGAGAACCGCTTGGCGCTTGAGATTGGAGTCGATGATGGCGGCCATGATGCTGGATGGTTATGGGCTGGGCGTGGTGGTGATCAGTTTTTGCCGAAGATCCGGTCTTTGTGCTTGGCGAGGAAGTCCTGCCGTTCCCGGATGGATTTGCAGGCTGCGAGCTGCTCCTCGAGTTCCTTGAGGCTGGCAGCCTCGGAAGACGGGGCCGACGGGATGGTGGCCGCGGGGACGCCGAGGGAGCGGACAGCAGCGCCGACTCCTTCGGACACCGCGGCTTCGAAAGCGGCGGCGGGATTGGAAGCGGCATTGGCACCGTGTCCCTGACTTTGCAGCCACGCGCCGATCCTCTCGAGATCTGCGCGCTGGGCGGCCACTTCCTGCTGGAGGGCGGCGATGGTGGCATCGCGATCGGCAACAGCGGCGCGGAGGCTGTTCAGCTCGGCCTCGTGACCGGCGATGGTGGTGGCCAGCTGCTTCTTGCTGCTGGCGTAGGCGGCGATGCGGGCGAGGAACCCGGGTTCTCCTTCTTCCTCCTTCCGGGCCGCCGGCGCAGGGGTTGATTCAGGCCCCTGCGCCGGGGCTGGTGCTGGAGCGGCTGGCGTAGATGCCGCGGGTCCTGGTGGCGGAGCAGGAATGGGATCCTGCGCGGATGCAGAAAACGAGAGGGCGAAAATGGCGAGGAAAACGGCGAGGAAGTTTTTCATGCGACGAGCGATGAGCGATTGCGTGTGTGCCCTTTGCGATGCGCGTCAAAGCAGAGCCCCAAGGAATTCCTCGAAGGTCGGGATCGATGCAGAGTCGACGAGACCAGCCGGAGCCAGTCGGGCTTCCCATGCTTGCCCCTGCATGCTGGATGCGGTGAGGCCGCGGCGCTCAGCCATCCACGCCTTGAATTCGTCACTGTACGTCTGCACCATCTGACGCATGTGGGCATCGTGGGCATCCGTGATCGGCCCAGCGCCGATTCCCTTCAGCGCGGAGTCGGCAGTGTAGACCCGTTTTTCCACCCCGAGCTTTGCCCAGAATCCGGAAGCATCCGAGAGACTGGCGATGGTGCCGATGCTGCCGACGTATGCGCCGGGAGCGGCATGGATGGCATCGGCTGCGGCGGCGAGATACATGCCGGCAGAAGCGGCGAGCCGCTGCGAGTATGCGATGACATCGACCCCGGGCCGCATGGCCGAGATGCTGCGGAGGGCATCGGCTGCGGCGCGGAGTCCGAGGACGGATCCGCCAGGTGTGTCGAGCTGGAGGATCAGCGCGGAGATCTGCGGATTGCTCGCCACCGTGCGGACTGCTTGATGGATGCGGTCGAGATTGAAGACGCCATACCAGTCCTCCATTTCAGGGGATGCACCAGAGACGATGACGCCATTGATTGGCTGGATGGCGACGACCCGCACGCCAAGCTGCAGGAAGCGGAGGGCGTTGGTATCTGGTTGCCCCTTTTCCTTAGTTGCTGCCTTTGGGGATTCCGCTTGGATGCGGACACGGCCCGCGAGGTAGTCCTGCATGAGCATGGGGACGTCGACGGCGACCGGGTGGCTGGCCAGAGAGGCCAGGCCGAAAGCGGAGAGGAAATTTTCGATATTTTGCAGGGTCATCGGAAAAAGTTGGTACAGATGTGTGACAGTCAGGATTGAGGCGGCGGAGACCCCGCCGATGGCATCAGGAGGGTGGGATCGATGCCGGCCGCGGCGCATTGCTCCTGGGCAAACTTGAGTTCCGCGACCCGCTGCTTGATCTGGTCCTGCCACGTCTCGCCCTGCTCGCCGTATTCCATGGCCCATGTGGTCAGGCCGGTCTCGAGTCGGCTTCGCTGGGCGGCCGCGTCCCGGCCTTCGTCGATGGTCACCGACCGCGGGTAGTTGATGGCATGCCGCCACCACCGCGGGTCCTTGGGCCGTGGGACCTGCCGGGTCCGGATGGCCCACTCGACGCGGCGGATGTAGTCGACGACGGCGAAGCCGACTTGCTTGTCGAGCCATGTGAGCCGCCACTCCTGCGCCTGACGGAGGACGAAGCGGACGCCTGGGCCGGTGAGCTTGTCGAGCATGAACAGCAGCTCGACAGGGACGCCGAGTCCCATGGCGATCTGGGCGTAGATGTCGTTTTTCACCGCCGCCTGCGATGGGAAGTCGCGACCGTCGGTGAGCGGTTTGATCGAGACACCGGGAGGAAGATTGGCGATCTCGGCACTGTCGACCACCTCGTTGACCCTCCGGGGAATCTTGGCAGATGCCGGGACACCCGGCATGGGTTTGGTGCCGACATCGGCGAGATTGTCGACGCGGCTTTTTCCGGACAGCGGATTGATTTCCGAGGCTACGGTTCCGGGTGCCCGCTCAACCACGAGCCCGAAGAGGCTGTGGATCTTCAGGATTTTCAGCGAGGCATTGTCGACCTCCCGGTAACTGATGATTTGGGGGATCGCATGGATTAACGCAGGGGTGCCTCGGGTTGCGCTGTGGGTCTCGTAATTGGCGAAGAGGTGGGCGGATCCAGCAGGAATGATGACATCAGATCCGGACGTCGATTCCGCCCGAATGTTGTAGGCGAGGTGTCGGTAGTTGGGGCCGATGCGGACACCGTCGCTCCAGTCGTTGCCCGCGCTGCGTGTCGGATTGTCGACGAGAGCAGACTCGACAGCGACCACGATGGGCGCACCGGATTCATCGGTGGCATGGACTGCCAGCATGTCCCCGTCGCGGAATGTGCTGAAAAGGGCATTGGTCAGAAACTCGGAGGCCGTGAACTTCCCGGTCGCGTCGTAGGCCCCAGGCCTGCGCTCGTAGGTCTCGGTCCACCACTCCTGGAGGGCAGCATTGAAGATCGGATCGGTGGTGGCTGGGCGGATGCTGATGGATCCGACCCATCGGGCGAGGTCGCGGGTGGCCTTGCGCGCCGGTGGGATATTCCATGCGGCCCACTGGGATCGGCGGCGGGCCTCGCGCCGGGTGTATTCCGTAAACTGCTGCTTCCCGTTGAGATTCGGGAAAAAGATGTACCCATGATCCTGCGAGTCGTTGGCGGCAGCGATGCCGGACGTCCATGCGGCAGGGGCGATGGGCTCTTCTGCGATGTCTGTGGGCGAATTCATTGAACGCGGCGGGTGGAAAGGTCGATGCCGATATTGACCGGGCTGCGCACGAGATCGGGATCGGCCCCGGTGGACGATGTCTTGAGGTAATCGAGGGCGGCATTGCAGTCCTCGATGATCTGGCCTGCGTTCTCGATGCTGATGGTCATCGAGGAGCCCTCGTAGTTCCGGGTGGTGGTGCCGCCTTCCATGCGGACATCGAGGGCGACCTTGCGGATGCCCGCAATGTCCTCGGCGGAGTAGGTTTCCGCGAGGGCGCGGACGGTGGAGGGATCGGCTGGCATGTCCTTTGCGGGCGGGGTCAAACTTGCGTCTGCTCGTCCTGCTCGACGGCATGGATGAGGACGAGGCCGTACTTGAGGAGGTCGGCCATGTCGTTGGGGCGCGCGGCGTTCCGCTTCCGCCACCGCAGTTCTCGGACGTTGCCCTTGTTGGGCTTGTCGTAGAAGTGTTCCATGTTGCCGATTTCCGCGAGGATGTCGTCTGGCGTATCGATAGGCAGATGGATGGCGGGCCGGGTGCTTCGGCCGTCGGCCGCCTTGGCAATCCGCTCGATGTGCAGCTCATGCTCCCAGTGGTCGGCCTTGATGCCGATGAGGCGGACAAGGCATGCCTCGCCGAAGGCGGTGCGGCCTTGATATTCCTTGGTCCATCGGGGAGAGACCCGAGCCATGCGGTCGGTTGCGGCGGACCGCCCGCGGATGCCGACCCACCGGGTGGATCCGCCATGCGTCGACCCGCCCATGGCTGCGAGGAAGCCGGTCACGAGGTCCTCCCGATACCCGGTGTCGATGCAGGCGATGGCGACGGTCCATGGGTTGTCCGGGTCGTCCCTGTCCTTGAACGGCCGGGCCTCGATGACGGATGGGAGGTCCTCGAGTTCCGGGACCGTCCCCCAGTCGAGGACCCATTCGGATCCGTCCCACCCGGCGGCGAAGATGGCCCATTTGACCTCGCCGATCTGGCCGACGTCGTTGCCTTGGCCACGCTGCACGTCGGCGGCGAGGCCAAGGAAGCGGATCTCGGAAGAATTGAGCGGGATGGCGAGGGACGGCTGGCCATCCCATTTGAGTCGGCGGTACCCTCGGCGGAGTTTTGCGACGGCTTCGTCTGCGGGCCGCTTGGCCTGGTAACGGGCGAACGGGCGGCCGAGGAATTCGGTGTGGAATGCTTTGATGCTGGCTTCCGATCCCGCTTCGGAGGCATCGATGAAGGCATTGGCAATGGCTCCCCATCGGCGGGACGCAAATGCTTGATTGAGCAGGGACGAAACCGCGAGGGAGCGATGCGCGACCGCGGGACTGAGGTTTTGAGCCACGAACCGGCGGCGGGCAATCATGTCGCCCTTCGCGGATTCGTCGATCCGTTCCTTGCAGCCGGTGCATTCGTAGTAGGTCTCGGTGAGGACGCGGTCGCGATTCCAGACAGGGCGACTGTCGGTCTCGGAGAACGGGAGGGATTCCTTGCAGTGCCCGAAGCGAAGATTTTCGAAGACCAGTTCTTGCCAGTGCCCGCAGTGGGGACAGGGAACCTCGCAGCGCTCCTGCGTCCCTCGGAGGTAGGAGGAATGGATGACGGTCTCGCGAGTCACCACAGGGACGCGGCGGCCGGTGATCGGGTCCTCCTCGTAATCGAGGGCGTCGTCGGGAGTGCTGAACGCGAGGAGGCGGGCGTCGTCGTCGCCGGTGATCCGGCCCTCAAGGAGGGTGAGGGACGGCATGCCATCGATGAGGTCGTGCTTGGCCACTTCATCGGCGATGCTGATGGAGGCTGGCTTGCTGATGAATTCGGAAGCGGACTGTCCACCACCGAGGTAAAGGGTCCCCCGGGAATACCGGAGGGCCATGGACGTGGAGGTCTTTTCATTCCGCTCGGCGCGCAGCTCCGGGTATGCGTCGAGGACTGGCGAGAGACGGTCGCGGGCGAAGTCTCGGGCCTGCTGCCGGCAGTCCGTCACGAAGATCATGTTGCCGCCACGGTACCGCGCCCACCACGCCAGCCCATGCAGGGCGACGGTCGAAAGCCCGGACTGGGAGTCTTTGATGACGCAGGCCGTGCGGTTTCTGATCGGGCGCTTGGAGCCGTCGGCGAAGAGCACCTCGGTGGTCGGCTCGCGGAGGAATTCGAAGACCCAGTCGGCGAGGACGGAGAACCGGGAGAACTCCCACACCTTCCCGGCGGCGGCCGCCATGCGGTTGTGCTGCGCAGGAATCGGGAGCCGGTGACCTTCGACCCAGTCCCGGATGCGGGGCTCTGGCTCGAGGACAGGATGGGAGCGGATCAGTTCGATCCAGCTGCCCACGAGGCCGAGATGAATGCGACGGTCACTCATGCCACAAGCAGGTCCTCGATGGTATCAGGTGATGCCGCGAAGGCCGACCGGACGGCCTCGACGGCCACGTCTCGTGGGACGTGCGGAACCAGCCCAGCCACAATGGACTGGGCGAGCGCCGGAAGAAACCGGACGAGGGCGGAGTTGACCTCCGCAGGATCGAGCAGCTCCCGCATCTTTTCGGCCCGGGACCGCTGCATGATCAGCAGTTCCGATGCCTCAGACCACCGGCGGCGATGCACTTCCTGCGCAGCCTCGGATTCCCCGGTCGCGACCGCCTGCAGGTAGCGCTGATGGAGCCGGGCCTCGTCATCCTGCAGCCGCGCGATGACGGACCGGGTCGAGAGATCGACTTCCGGCGCATCGAGGACCGGAGGAGGCGGAGGAGGAACCGGATCGGCGACGGCCGCAGCGGGAGCCGGGGCCGATTGCGCCGGCGGAGCTGAGGCCCGCGCGGCAGCTTCGATGAGAATCTCAGGGACGGCATGCTTGAGATGCCCAGCCTCGCGCATCTGCTGATACCAGACGATCATTTGCTCCGGATTGCCCAGTGGGGCCGGGATACCTTGTTCCGCGCCCAGCTTACGCCAGCGCTGCAGCCGACGCTCGACAGCGAGCGATCGCTCCTCGCAATAGAGATGGAGATAGGCCGCCGTACCGCGGACATGCGCCGCGCCCGGCTCGAGCCGAAACCCATCCGCCGGAGCCGGATCGGCCACAGGGCCAGATGACCGGTCGACGAGTTCGAGGTACCGGGCCCACTCGCGCGTTTCCGGAAGGATCCTCCCACGACTGACCAGAGCCTCGAGGGCCCGCAGCTCAGCAGCCTCCCTTGGAGACAGAGTTTGATCCATGCCCTATGCGCCCCCCGTCAAACGCCCCGACGACAAAGCCGACACAAACTTTTCCGGATTCCGGCGCGCCGTTTGATCGCGGGTCGGGAAACT